CACCCTTTCGGGTGTCGGTATCTACATCAGCGCTGTAGCTCGTGATTAACACGGATTATAGTGTCGGTGTTGTTAAGCCGTATGAGAAAGTAAACATTATGGAACCTGACTTCGATGGAAACAAGCCCGGGAATGGTCATCGTGATGATTCCTATACTTATAGGTATCAGAATGGTGAAAATCCCTCGTTGAATGTCACCGAAACACGATTCTACACTGTAGGATCGCGTGTCAGATCTGTTAATGTTTCTATTCCACCTTATCTTACTTTGCCTAATAGTGCAAAGACGATAAAGTTTCGTCGTCCTTCGTCCTTTAGTAGGTCGATTACGACGTATACTGCTGAACCTATCACTGGTACTGTTAAGTACTCGGATAGTAGGACAGACTCATACGAGACTAGCACGGCTGAATTCATTAATGGAGCTTTCCTTAATGAGTTCTTGCCGGTTTGTCAGGACTCAACCCCTGTTGCTGATTATCCATACGATGATTACGCAAGAGCGGTAACCGAGTGTCTGAATAAGCTTGGTAATATGAAGGTCAATATGGCCGAAAATCTTGCCACTGCTAGACAGACCGTTAACCTTATAGCCGAAGATGCTGCCCATGTTTGGAAAACCCTGCTTAATATTAAGCGGGGAAACTGGGCTGGCATTCCTTCGTCACTTGGTCTTTCTAGACCCCGTGACTTAGGTCGGAACTTACTTAAGTTCCGCTACGGGTATAAGCCTCTCCTCGGAGATCTTTATCAAATTTTTGAAGATTTCCGGAAGAAGGATCCCGATTCCTATGTCATTTCTGCCTTTCGTGGCATTAATGGCTCTAAGGAATATGAAGATACGTTTTACATTGGCTCACGTAAGTGCGAGGTTAAGACAAAGTCTGAATATCGCACTGTTTGTAAGCTTTTTGCTCACTTATCTTCTGATTGGCTTGCCACTGGCAACCAATACGGGCTTGTTAATCCTGCTGTACTGGCCTGGGAACTTGTTCCTTGGTCATTTGTTCTTGATTGGACTTTACCTGTTGGTAATTTCCTTCAAGCGTACAGCGATACGGCTGGTCTTAACTTTATTGGTGGCTATACATCTGTTAGGATGAGTGGGAATAAGACAGCTTTGCTGTCTCCTCCTCCTTTTCCTTCAGACTCTTGGAATAGTGCTACGCACAGTTCTCGTAGGTTTTCCTTTAGGCGTGACGCCTTAGGGGATTTCCCTACTCCTTTGCCGTATGTAAAGTCACCATTCTCCACAACTCACGTTGAGAACGCACTAGCGCTCTTAGCTAATTGCCTTAAGTTAAGGTAGAGTTGTTCCAATGCGTAAGAATAGTCTTGCGTATTCCTCTAACTGATTAGAAGAAAGCACATTATATGCCTCAGCTTCAAAACTTGACTCTGACTGATCGACAGGGAACTCCTGTCGCTCATACCTTTACTCCACGTGACATTGTCAATGGAGTTGGCACAGTGATCGAATCCTCGGGTATTCCTATTGGAAATAACCGTGTTTCCGTCTCGTTGACCAGGACGCAATCGGGCAAGTATAAGGCAAAGATTACCTCTGCTTTTCCGATTGTGCAGACTCAGACGATCAACGGAGTTTCTACTCCTGTTGTTGTCCGAACTCACTACGCCTCGCTTGAGTTTACGTTCGATGAATCATCGAACCAAGCTGAACGAGACAACTTCGTTGGTATGATGCGTGACAGTCTTTCTGTCACGAATCCTCTTACTAACGACGTTTTGGTGAAACTGCAAGGCGTCTATTAATGACGCCTCGTCACGACGAAGACACTAAACCTGTCATTATATTGATAGGGCTTATTGTCTTGTCTTCTCTAATGTTTGCGATAGCAGCATTAGTGATCTATGCAACGATGCATACATCTTTCATAAAGGAAAATCCTAATGAAAAGACAACGTCACTGGAACGCGAAATACAACGCGAACACACGGGTACCCGAGAATACGACTCAAGTCATTTTCAACCACCTTCAGTCTTTGGACGAAACACGATTTAAGTATCGTTATCTCCAAGATGAAGTCTTTAGTAAATTTCTTTCTAAAGACACGGACTCTCCTCTTGTACGCAGAAACCGGGCCATAATGAAATGGCTTGGATCTGAGTTAAATAATGAGAGTACGAATGACCGACTTTTTAATACACATAGCGACTTCAATATTTTATCGCGTGTGTGTTGGTCATCGTTCGTTGCAAAATGCCAAGAAATCGTTATTTCGATCATTGGTGAAACAGTTCCACTAGAGGCCCTTATAGGTTCCTTTAGTGGGGGTGCTTCGACGAGTCGCAAACGAACTGAAAGCTATCCAGCAAGTAAGTTCCTCGGTAAAGCAGACGTTACATCTTCCGCTTTACACTGGTTCTCTCTTGTTCAAGATGAGCTAGTGTTATGGAAAGTGTTTTCCGATGATCTCGTTCTAAACGAGGTCAAAGGTAACGTTCTGTTCACAGTGCCTAAAAAGACAACTATTGATCGTTGTGCTTGTAAAGAGCCCGACATCAATATGTTCCTACAGAAGGGAGTTGGGAACTATTTCCGCAACTCTCTTCGTCGCAAGGGGATTGACCTTAATGATCAATCCCGAAATCAGCGCTTGGCGCTGATTGGAAGTTCAGATGGTTCCTTAGCTACTATTGATCTAGCTAGTGCTAGTGATAGTATCTGTAGTTCCTTAGTTGAACTTCTCTTGCCACCTCTCTGGTTCGGTCTCTTAGACGATTTAAGGTCTAAGATCACGATCATCGATGGTGAGGAGCATGTCAATGAGATGTTCTCGTCAATGGGGAACGGTTTTACATTCGAGTTAGAGAGCTTGCTCTTTTACTCTATATGTAGAACAGTAGCCTATTTTCGAGGTATCTCTGGCGTTATAAGTGTATATGGGGACGATATTATTGTCCCTACATCACTTGCCTCCGATCTCATATGGGTTCTTTCATATCTTGGCTTCGAGGTTAATCCCTCCAAGACATTTTATGTCGGTTCCTTCCGTGAGTCGTGTGGCCACCACTATTTTCGTGGTGCTAACGTCACTCCCTTTTACATTAGGAAACCTGTTGAGCGCTTAACTGATGTTATTAACGTAGCTAACAAGATACGTCAATGGTCAGATGAAGGGACGAGTATTCTCGATCCTTCACTTGAGCCTTTATGGCTCTATTTGCGTTCACTGGTCCCTAATGAGTTTTGGGGGGGCCATGATTGTAATGTTGATACATCATTAGTCACTTACCATGAGCCACGGAAATGTTTAGTTCCCGTGAGTCGTAGTATTGATATTAATGGTGCGTCATCATACCTTCATTGGTTTTCATGTGTTGACTACCGGGTCGAACAGAGTACAATAAGTACTTCGAAACTACAACAATCGTTAGATCGTTATAGAGTTCGTCGATCTCAACACACTGTGATCGGTCGTAGCAGCATTTTCCTATCGGAAATTATGTTGTAACGCCGAGTG